GTATAGTTTCTGGTAAAGATTTCAAAAGTTGGAAGAAAGATCAGACAAAAGATAATAATTCATACGTTGCTGAAATAGCACAGAAAGCAAGTAAAACTATAAAACGCAAGTATAAGAATGGAAGTATGACATCTTGGAATAAAGGTTTGACAAAAGAAACAGATGAAAGATTAAGGAAAATAGGTAGAGAAATTAGTACGTCTATGAAAGGTAAACATCTAGGACCAAGAAAAGAAAGAGTAAAGATTACATGCAAGGGATGTGGAATTGATTTTTCTGTGATACCAAGTGATGCAGAAAGAAAATATTGTTCGATAAATTGTTATTTGACTCATCACAGCTCTTGGAATAAAGGATTAACAAAAGAAACTTCTCCTAAATTAGTTGAAATTGGTAAAGAGATTAGTAGGACTAAAAAGAAAAAGGAGTTGGAAGAATTTGAACAACAAAAACGACCCGAATAAAAAGACAACTTGGGGAGCTTGCTGCAAGTGAAATGATGCAGGAGAATGTACAACTTCGTGAATTAAAGATTGCTTTGATTGAGAAGGATGCTGAAGTTTTAGGGCTAAAGAGGGTTGCAGACATCTATTCGTTTCAGTATGAAGCGATAAGTAGGGAAATTACGCGAAGAGCGATAGAACAAAAAAGGACATCACATGGATTGATGCCAGAAGGAAGTGAGCAATGAAAAAGTTAGTTGACAAAGATTTAACAATACGACATGGTGTTCCACAGCGTTTAAGTTTTTCTCAGGTCTCTATGTGGTTAAGGTGCCCAAAACAATACTTTTTTAGGTACCTTTTGGATTTAAAAATGCCACCTGGAGGAGCACAGATTCAAGGTTCAGCGTATCACTTTGCAATTGCAGAGGCATTAAAGATAAAAAGGGACAAAGGAGAACTTGTCACTGAGGAAGATTTCAAAGGGATGTATGACCAGGGATGGAAGGAGAAGACGAAGACAGGGGAGAGAATTGATTGGAGAGGTGGTAAGCCAGGTATACTAAAAGACGAAGGGATGAACGTGGGGTTGGTGTATCATGAAAAGATTATCCCGACATTAAAACCAAAGGAAATTGAAGTAAGAGATGTGATCAAGGTAAAAAATATTCCGTTCATCCGTATTAAGGACTTGATACTAGAAAATGGTAACATCGTTGACCATAAATTGGCATCGAAACGGTATTCTGAGTCAGGGATACATTCGGATCTTCAGTCATTGGCGTACTTGTACCCTAATGCAGGAACACTTACGTATCATGTAGGTCTCAAATTAAAAGTCCCTGATGTCCAAATCATGCCATACAAAAGAACTTTACTCGAAGTTAAATGGTGGGAAGGATTGGTAGAGGATGTATTCAAGGCAATCAATATGGGTGCGTATCCACCAAATCCTTTAGGTTGGTATTGTTCGCCCAAGTGGTGTGGATATTGGGATGTTTGCCGAGGAGGAAAAGATAAAAAGGCATGATCAAATTTCTGGTTTGGGCATCATTTATGATAGAATTACATTCGAAGAATAGGATTAGTTCTAGAAACATCTTCGAAAAGGAAGGACACAATGAATGGCTTTTTAGGAATTGACTGCTCAACAAGACGTATTGATCTAGTCTACTTAGATTCAAAAGGTAACTTTATTTCAAGTTACAGTGTTGCAAGTGAAGCTAAAGACATTGAGACAAGATTGTTTGAGCTTGTTGAAGGGTTAAACCAATTAATGCTTGGATTTGACGATTTGACGGATACAGTCATAATCGTTGAGAACCCTGTTTACATACAAAATGTCAAAGTTTCAAGTGCGATTGCTCAGGTTGTAGGTGCTGTGAAAGGATTGTTCTCACTCTCTGATCCTTCATTGGTGATAGGTATTGACAACCGAAGTTGGAAGAAGTTGGTTTTGGCAGATGGAAACGCTGGGAAAGACAAAATTCTTAACTTCGCGTTATCACGTTTTGGAAAGGACAACATCACTTCACAGGATTTTGCAGACGCGTCATGTATTGCGCTATGGGGGTACATGCATTACAGGACAGGGGAAGAGTAATGGCTCAAATTTCAGAAGCTGTTATCCCAATCTTGGAAGCAAGGTACTTACAACAAGATGAATCTCCTGAAGGGATGTTTAAAAGAGTTGCAGAGTATGTGTCTAGCATGGAAAAGGAACACGAGAAATATCGTGATGAATTTTTTAACCTGATGAATACTCTTGAATTTCTCCCAAATTCACCCACATTGATGAATGCAGGGAAGCCAGAAGGGCAGCTTTCAGCTTGCTTTTCTTTACCTCTTGAAGACTCAATGATGGCGATCATGAACTGTGTTAAGTATTGTGCGTTGATCCATAAAACAGGAGGTGGTTCAGGAATTTGCTTGGACAAGATTCGACCTGAGGGTTCAATTGTTGGATCAACAAAAGGTGTGGCGAGTGGACCTGTGTCTTTCTTACGAATTTTTGACACAATGACAGATGTAGTCAAACAGGGAGGAGTTCGTAGGGGAGCAAACATTGCAGTTATGCGTGTTACACATCCTGACATTGAAAAATTTATTGACGCTAAGTTGACGGGAGGATTGACTAATTTTAATTTGTCTGTGTTGGTCAATGATGAGTTTATGCGAAGGGCAGTCACAGGTAGACAACATCATTTGATTTGGCAAGGTGATGTTGTGGCAAAGACAAATGCAGAGGAATTACTACGCAAGATTGCTTTGAGTACTTGGAGATCAGGAGATCCAGGGATAATATTTATTGATGAAATCAATCGTCATAATCCTACACCCTGGATGGGTAAAATTCATAATGTGAATCCATGTGGTGAACAACCATTGTTTGAGTATGAGTCATGTAATCTAGGGTCAATTGATGTGAGCAAGTTTGCCAATAGTGAAGGTGTTGACTATAAAAAGTTAAACGGAGTTGTTGAATTGGCAGTTAGATTTTTAGATGATGTGATTGAAACAAATTCTTACCCGAATGTAAAAATTAAAAACAAAACACTTTTGACTCGAAAGATTGGGTTGGGTGTGATGGGGTTTGCTGACTTATTGATTAGTTTGAACATTGAATACGGTAGTAAGGACTCTATTCAATTGGCAGAGGAGTTGATGTCGTTTATAAGCATGGTTGCTGTTGATGTTTCAAGAGGTTTGGCAAGAGAGAGAGGGTTGTACCCTGCGTATAGAAAATCAAATGGACACAAGGCTCGAAGACATGCTACATTGACTACGATTGCACCTACAGGAACATTGAGTTTGTTGGCAGGATGCTCTTCAGGTATTGAACCTGTGTATGATAAAAGTTTTTCGAAGCTTACAATGGGCAACCACAGGATTGATTTTTCTGAAAAATACAGAGACAAGGATGTAAAAACAGCGTTGGAAATTCCGTACAAAAAACACATTGACGTTCAGGCAGCATTTCAGAAGCATTGTGACAATGCAGTTTCGAAAACAATTAACATGAGAAAATCTTCTACGAAAGAGGATGTTTTTAATGCATATGTGTATGCATGGGAATCAAAAGTAAAGGGGGTAACAATTTTTAGAGATGGAAGCAAAGAAGGTACACTTAGACAAGGCGAGCTCTCAGAGTGCGATAGCGAAAGATGCACAATTTAACAATGCACCTGAGTATTTGATACGAAGAGACAAACACGGGAAACTGATAACGGATGCACAGACAAGAGGATTCCAAGAGTTTTTACTTACGAATGCTCGAATTGTTCTTCTTCAGGGAGCGTTGTTCTCAAGAGCTGATGTATTGACACAGTTTGGAATAGTTGATGAGATTGCAAACACATTGGTTTCTCTTTCCTTAGTTTCTAATGAACCAATTAAGTTGGTTCTTCACAGCCCTGGTGGAGGATTGAGAAGTACTTATTACCTATGTGATGTTATTCGAACATTAGGTTGCCCTGTGTATACGATAAATTGTGGTTGTGCAAGTGGAGCTGCATTGATCCTTGCATCAGGAACAGCTGGACACAGATACAGTTACCCTAATGCAAGTATAATGTTACATCTTCCTGAATCTTCGTTTGAAGGTGAGACGAGACAGATGGAGATTAGAACTGCTGAAATACGAAGACTTACAGACGTAATGGCAGAACGTTTAATAGAGTGGGGAGCACACAAAACAAAGAAACAGATTTTAAAGGACATTGACAGGGAATACTGGATGTCTGCGAAGGAAGCAATAGAATATGGTGTTGTTGATCAATTGGTAACGAAGCCATTGTTTCAGCTATGACGATTTATTGTAACAGAGAGGACTGTAGATTCTTTAAGAGATTGAAAGAACCTCACGTCTTACAGAGGGGAAGAATTCAATCTAGAGGTTTTGAAGAGTACTTTTTTGGGGTGTGTTCTCGAGAGACGGTAAAGATGGCTGCATATGCTTTGAAAACTAAGGTTTTATTGAGCATAGGAGCATACTGTGTTTCTGAAGAATTACCTGACTATACAAACTTTGGTACAAAATGTACTCAGGTAAATTGTCTTTGGAATACAGAAGGTAGATGTATAAGAGATGAGATTGGGATTGACAAGAACAAGAAATGCAAGTCAATGTCAAATTGTAATCCGTCTGGTCACATGGATTGGTCACGTTTCCCACAACAAAGTGGACATCTGACTGATCGTGAAGCAGCCAATGCTACAGCAGAAAGTAAAAAGACAAAAAGTTACTCTGACCACATGAAGCAAACATTATGAAATACAAAATAGTTACAATAGGAAGGTTGAAGAGTTAATGGGAGCAAAATACAGCCCTGAAATTATTGAGTTCGCAAAACTTCTTTATGTTGAGAAGGGACGGTCCTTTATCCAAATTGCAGGGTCATTGTCTGAAAAAATGGACAGGAATGTACCCCCAGTAACTATTCAATCATGGTGTCACAAGTACAATTGGGATGATGAACGGCAGGTCAAAGCAGTCGCGATTCTTGAAGAAGGCAAAGGGGAAGTTACTTTGGAACAATCATTGTCTGAGAGGATCGATGCTCAACTAAAACTTTATCGTGATTTGCAGGACAGAGGTAACAATGCACTTGCAGGTGGAGAAGTTACCAAGGCTTCTGAAGCTGCTTCATTGATTGACATGGGAATCAAAGGTGAACGTGATGTGATGGCAGGATTGATTTCAACCAAGTTTGTAAATAGAGTCATTCAGATTCTTCGTGAAGAATTGGATGATGAAACTCTTTCGAAGGTTATTGTTAGATTAAAGGCATTGTCAAAATGACAGACAAGTCAATATTGAGCCAAGCATTAGGACAAGTTGCAGAAGGTTTGTCTGAGGACAAAATTGTTGCTCAACAGAAAGATGTTGAAGACATTTCATTTTATGATTTCGTCATTGAAATTTGGTCAAAAAGTTATGATCACCCTGAGTACTTTGAGAATTGGCACATAAAGTTGATTTCAGACGACATAGAAAGAGCAATACGACAACAAAAATTTTATGCTTTGATTCTTCCCAGGTACCATCTTAAATCAACACTTATGTATGCACTTTGTGCATGGGGTATGTACAAGCATCCAGGGTGCTCGAACCTTTATGCGAGTTTTAAGGAGGGGATGTCCAAGTATCATACAGCACAAATAAAGGAAAAGATTGAAACAAACCCTGTTCTTAAGCGAAGATTCAAAGATGTTTCGAAACAATCATCTGCACTGGTAAGGTATCGATATCAAGGAAGAGTTGCAAAGATTTACAATGCAGGAATGTTCTCCTTCAAAAGAGGCCTTCACGTCAATGGCGTAGCTGTTTATGATGACATTTTGAGAGATCCGTCAAATCCATTAAGTTATACTGACCTTGTCAAGATTGAAGACCATTTTTTCGCTGAAGGTATAAACATTCCAATAAGAGGTGCTTTTTTAGTGGTTGCAGGAACTCCTATGCTTCCAAATGATTTACTCTTAAAATTGAAGAATGACAAAAGATTTTTGTACAGATCTCTACCTGCGCTAAATCCAGATGAGGAACACGACGTTCTTATGGATCCTCCATACGATAGAAAATGGTTAGAATTGCAGGCAGGGACTACACCACAGTTACAAAGAGCATTTCAATCAGAATTTATGTTGACACCATTTCTTTCAACACAGTCGTTTTTTGACTACAATGGCATACATGCTGTCATTAACCCTAATTTGAAAAACTACTCAGTACATTCTAAGCCATCAGTTTCTACTGATTTGGTCGTAGGTGGATTTGACATTGGGAAAAGAAAACATCCTTCGCATTTGTCTGTGCTAATGCAGCAAGGGGACAAGGTGGTTCAATTACATCAATCTTTTTTAGACAACATGAATTATAATGACCAGGTGGACTACCTTAAAACTGCGATACAGACATTTGGAATTGACAAGCTATACGTTGACAATACACGTGGAGAATTAGGGGAAAGAGGACTTCCTTCACAATGCAGAATGTTTACTTTTAGTCAAAGATTAAAAAGTGAAATGGCACAAATTTTTGAGGCTCTTGTCACACAAAAAAGGTTGGAAATTCTTAATGATGACAGGTTTATTTCACAGATCCTTTGTGTTGACTCTGACTTAAAGGCACCTGTGACTCCTATGGGACACGGTGATTCATTCATCTCAATGATGCTTGGATGTTTTGCGTATCACGAGATGTGTGAATCGGAATCAACAAAATTACTCATGGATGCCTCTGAGTTTACATCTGGAGGTGCAGGGGATATAATTACTCAAGGTGAGTTACGATGCCCAAATTGTGGTTCGGGAACAGGATTGTCATTAAATAAGAATGGAAAAAATGCAACAATCATTGATTTTGAAGATGCCAAATGTTTAATTTGTGGACAATCATTTACTAAGGAAGCAATATTGTCATGGTGTGTACCAGATGAATCAAAATAACGGGAGGTAATAAATGAGTCCTATAGGGGAGACTTTGAAACAAACGACAGCGAAATATGCAGCAAAATTTGATGAGAAAACTTCGATGTGGACGATCATCAACTTGTGGGATGACAGTTTATCAAATTTGGATGTTGACTCTGACATTCCAGATGATTCACCAGCATTGACAGCAATACCTGAGGATGCATTGTTGGTGCTTCTTGAAGAGGCGAAAAGATTACAACTCATTGACAAATACACACAGAAGGTAGGGGTTACTGAAACTCATAACGTTGTAAATGAACAAACAACGCTATCACATTCACCAGATACAGGTTTTAGGAAGTACGTTGTTGATGCATTGATGCGATTGGCTGCAATGGGTGAGGTGACTAAACTATGAAGTTAAATGACTTTGTTTCTTCGCCAGCATCAGGTGTCCCCTTAAATGTTGATTTTTTGACGAAGTCAAGGGGGGACACAGGAGCTACTCCGACAATAGGAGTCGAAGGTGTAATAAATCCCTGGCTTTACCAACAGATTTCAAACAGAGCGTATATTCTCCAATTTTTATACGCACTTACGATGTCTGTTTCTGAACTGCGTAGCCCAATTTTAGTCATCCGCAATGAAGTATTTAGAAAAGGCTTTGAATGGGTAAGTGCATATACAAAAAAGTGTAAGGGATGTGGTAGGGGATTTGATTATCCTCCCGAGAAATGTGACAAATGTGGTGGAGAGGAATTTACTGATCCTGACGCTAGCCAAAAAGAAAGAGGTAATGCATTTATCAAACGATGTAATTCGTATAATCAAGGCCTCAAGGATCTCTTAAGACAATTGTCCTTAGATTTAAACATTTGCCTAGTGCCAGGTACTTCTATTTTAACTAAAAAGAGAATACCTGCATTTTGCCCTATTGAGGACATTAAAGTAGGAGATTTTGTTTATACACACAAAGGAAGATGTAGAAAAGTTACAAAAATTTATACAAGAGATGTAGATGAGAGTTTGACTGTACTTTATCTTAATAATAAGGAGATTATCAAACTTACGCGTAATCATCCTGTTTACACGACGAAGGGGTGGGTGAAGGCAGGTGAATTGACTACTGATCATATATTATTTAAATTTGGTGAGGTATCAAATTCTTATCCAAGATTTAGTAATACTCTTAAGAGATTGGCAACACGAGAATCTAAAAAGTTGTTTGGTGTAGAGTATCACGGTAGTAAAGGGCATGTATCTCCTAAGAAGGGTTTGACTTTTGTAGAGTATTACGGAGATACAAAAGCAGAAGAAATAAGTAATGCACATCGAGAGACAAGTACAAGGAAAGGAGTTAACGTTGGGAATGGCTTTTACTTTAGGGCAAAACGAGGAACGTTTACTGGGGAGAATAATCCAAATTGGAGGGGGGGGACTTCTAGATTACCCCATTCTTTTTCATTCAGTAAAACGTTAAAAGAAAGTATTAGAAAAGAATTCAACAATGTGTGCGCTCTTTGTAGTAAAACTCAAGAGGAACACAGAAAACTTTGGAATCGTGCATTGGATGTTCATCACATGGACTTCAATAAACAAAACACAGATAGAGATAATTTAGTTCCTCTGTGTAAGCCATGCCATGCTTGGGTAACAGCTAATGAACTTCGTCTTGATGATCTTGATCGTCGAGTATTGAATGGAACTAAAATATGTAAAATTGCAAGAGAATGGTACAAAGGCTCTGTGTACAATCTAGAAGTTGAAGAGGATAATTCGTATGTTGGGAAAGGTATTATCTATCATAATTGTGATGATGCTTACATTGCATTAGTCAAAGAATATTTTGATGATGGAAATGATAACATTAGGTCACGTGTAACAGAATTCAGAAGAATACATCCTGCATTGATTGAGTTTGACGTTGACAGTTACGGAAGGATTTTAAACCGTCATTGGACCTGTTACTTTCACAGGGACGTCATTATTGCAAATTTTGGAAAATGTCCTGAATGCGGAAGGGACATGGTTCCGTTGATGTACCATTATTCTCCGATGTTGGCAGGAGCAGGTGTAGGACTTAGTATGGGAATTTCTACACAGGAACCTGCAGGGCAGGAAAGATATTTTTTGCCTTCCGAAATTATCAAGAAATCTAAATTTAACACCTCAGAGGTCTACGGCATGAGTCCCATTTTTACAATCTTCGAAAAGGTGATGACGTTGATAGGAATGGACAAGATGCTTTACAAATATTTTTGGGAGCGCAAAGTTCCTTCGTCAATGATTCTGACTACTACTGATGACCCTGAGAGTCTAAGAAGGGAAAGGGACTATGTGAGGGCAGAAATGAAAAAGGATCCTGACATGATTCCTTGGATTGGGGTTTCTCAAAGGACGGGAAGAGGACGAACAGAGATGATCAGGTTGTTTCACACTCTTCAGGAAATGGATTACATACCTGTAAAACAGGAAATTAGGGAAAGAATTGCAGCACTTTATGGTGTTTCTCCTATATGGCAAGGGGCTACTGAAGCTAAGGGAGGACTTGTTTCGCAGACGAGCGAGTTGGTTGTTACGAGTAGAGCAGTGGAACATGAGCAACAAATTTTTAATGACATGTTGGATTCTATGTGTGATGAACTTGGAATTACAGATTGGAGGTTAAGATTAAGACAACCTGAGGAAAAGGCAGAGGCAACCAGACTTCAATTTATATTACAACGTGTTCAGGCTGCACAAACTGCAGCTGCGATGGGATTCGATGTTAAATTGACTCCTGGAACAAAGTTGTTGGATGAAGCGACATTTGAGATCTCAGGCGAAGCGACAAAGCAAGATGCAGGAGGCATGGGAGGATTTCCAGGGATGATGTCTGATGAGGATAAGGAATGGGCAATGAAAGCAGGTTATCTAAATTGGGTATTACTCGGAGGAACTGGGAGTGGAAGAAAAAGTCCTGGATTCAGACCTGACCAGGAAAAGACGTTGGATGCAGAGGCACCTGGTACAAAGGAAATATTGCAACCAAAGGTAAGCAAAAATAAGAAAAGTAAAGTTGTTTCGAAAAAGACCAAGGAAGATACTAGTGAAGATACAGACGATGGTGAAGATGAAGAATGATTAACGGATCACATCATTCAAAAAAAGCAAAGAAGCAAATGTCGGAAATTAAGCGAGGTGCTTTTAATTCTATGTTTGGAAGACATCATTCTGAGGAGACGAGGAAGAAAATGTCAGAGGTACTATTGGAACGCCATAACAAGCCGTGGTTGGGAAAACATCATACAGAGGAAACAAAGAGAAAAATATCGGAAAGTATGTGTGGAGTTTTGAACCCTATGTTTGGAAGACACCATTCTGAAGAATCAAAAAACCAAATGTCTAAAAATCTCAGAGGGGCTTTTAACCCTATATTTGGCAAACATCGTTCTGAGGAGATTAAGCAAAAAATAAGTGAAGGTAACAGAGGAAGATATCGTACAAAGGAGGAAAAACAAAAGATAAGTGTTAGTCTGAAAACTAAGTGGCAAGATTCTATTTATGCAAATAAGGTAATTAGAGCTACATTAAAAGCAGTATGTTTGAAGCCTAACAAAATGGAACAGAGATTACT